TCAAGCGCGGACGAGGTCCTGGGTGTAACCGTGACTGTTTCTCCGGTCTTAACACAAAGGTTCTTGCCGTTGAACGTGCCCGCGACGTAGCCGGTGCCGCACGTGCCGCCGTTCTCGCAGTACATGTCGCCGGTGTCGCAAGTTGTCGGGGTGTCGGGAATGGTGGTTTCTGTACCGCACTCGGTACCGAGACCATAAGTAGTGTCGCTGTAGCAACTAACACCCGATCCAGTATCAGCACAGATCGTTATCCCGACGCCGCCGTACTTGCAGCGCGGCGCGGTCGTGGTGCTAATAACGTTATCCCACCCTAAACCGACCGTAAACTCTTGCCGATCCATGCAAAAGCCGGCCGCCCCTGACGGCGGATAAGACGCAGGCCCGTTACCTTGCCCCTCTGGACACTTCGCCTCACACGCGGAACCGGACGTTTTCTTGAACTGGCCGGTCGGGCACGCGGCACACGCACTTCCGGTATCCGTCTCGCCCGGTGCACACGTACAAATTGACCCCGACAGCGTGCCGCCACCCGGACAGGTGTACTGCACACAAGACCCACCGACGTTTGTATAACCCGCTGAACAGTTGGTAGTGCCCCCTTGATTAGCCGCCATGCCGCATTGCGTTGTGCCACTCGGGGACTTGTTCCAAATGCAATTGGAACCGAACTCGAGATTATTAAACGTCAGCCCGGTGTAGCCGAGACCTTCGCAATAGGACTTCGCATTGTTGGACTGACACGCGGCGGTTGCGGTCAGAAACCCTAGTGTCTGTCCAACCGTCCCGCTGTTAGGTTTCCAGAGGTAACGCACGCCGGGAGGGTCACCGGTCGTGGCGGTAGCGTTATAGGCTTCAGCGGGCGTTACGAAGCCGGCGCAACTGAGCAAAAGCAGCGTCGCGATCGTCAGTCGTAGAACGACAGTGATATTCACCGGTAACCCCGCAAGATGGAAAGAAGTTCGAATTCGCTGTGCGCTCCATCGCGCACCCGGCAAGCAGGAGAGGGACCGCCAGATGCGCGAGGAGCTTCCGCACGATTACGTAGCCGAGCGGATTTTCTTGACGTACTTGAGCGCGATCATGATGACCACGGCCGCAGCCGCGACACCGATCAGCGCGCCAGCCAGCACGCCCACAGCTTCGGTAGCGTCCGAAACGGCAGTCGTGAACGCCGCCGGAGCGGTGTACACGGCGAACGCCGGGAAGGACGAACCCAGAACAGCACCACCGGCCAGAACCGGCGCGAAACGACGAAGTTGCATTGCAACCTCCCAAACGCCGGAAAGCCCCGGCAAAGCAGTCGGCCGATCAGCCAACATTGGTTACCTTCCGCCAAATGAAGATGGCGAAAGCGAATAGAGCGAAGCCGCCGCCCACAAGCAGCAGCGGACCGAACGTTCCCCACAACGACTGGATCGCGAGCATGAGCGTCGCGCCGATGATTGAGCTTTCCATCAGGCGACGTTGGCAATGTCCCGCGTGAAGCGAATCTTTGCGCCGAGACCGAACCCGAGCGCGCCGGCCGTCATGCACATCCCGGCCATAAACCAGATGTCATCGTCGGTTTCGGTGAAGTCAACCATCGACGCCGCCATTACCTCTGGGCTCCAGCAATAACACCCAACCAGAAGCAGACACAGACCAAGCCAATAACGAGCATTCATTTCTCCCCCTAGCGCCGCGTCAGCGCACGCAAGAACGAATTGACGATGAACCGCACAGCGGTATTAATGGCCGTCCACAGAACGCGAGTCATGCCAGGTCCTCGGCCAATGGTTCCCAGCTTGGGAAATGCGCTTCTATGTACTGCCCAACCTTGCTGTACGGGCCGTACCACGGCACGCCGTCGATGGAGTGACCGCCGCGACAATGACGCCCGCGATAACTGGCCGGGCAAATAATGTTGTTCAGGAACGTCGGCGCGCGCCAGTAGCGCACGACGGCGCGCTGCGTCCAGTGCAAGCCAAGGACGGCATACGACCGCGCGCCCTTCATCGTCGCCGCCACCAGGTCGTTGCCCTTGCTCAGGTACTTGGAGAGGTAGCCGCCGGCCTTTTCGGCGCGCTTGGCATTGCTCATCCCGTGCGGCCACCAACCCTGGGTGTCCCAGTGCGGCAGCGTGATATGCGCGGGCAACCAGACCGCAACGTGATAGTGCGGGCGGCCGGAGGCGTGAAACTCAAGACACCACGCCGCGCGGAATTTGACGCCCCTGCGCCGGAGATAGGCTTGGCAGCGATTAACCGCCTCGGAGATTTGATGAGCTGCCCACTCCACCTCCGGGCGGTAGGTCAGCGTCAGGAGCACCCGGTAATAGCGAAAGCCGCCCTGCTGGCAGGCGTCGTCATGCTGCTGGGCGGCCGTGTTGATGCTACGACGCATCCGAGACAGCCGCACGCGGAAAGGGTCGATATCAAGCCGCACGGGTGTACTCCGTGCTGACGACGGCAACGTAGCACTGCATCCGGCCGCGCTGTGTACCGACCATGCTGGACGCATACGCCTCGGCCTCGTTACGGGCGTAGAACGTGCGGGTGTCCGTCAACTGAGGGGCAAGGAGGCCGTCCTCGTCCAACCACTTGCAGGTAACGACGTAACGCACCCGTACAGCCGGGTTGCGTTGGACTTGTTTGGGAAAGGACAAGCCCATTACGATGCCCTCCGCGCGAGCTCAAGGAGCCAGGTCGCGAACTCGGGAGGCGTCTCCTCCCGCTCCGCCTTCCCAAGCTCCGGACGCCAGTCCCGATCCCCCTTTACTTTCCGCGACCCGTCGGACCTGGGTGAGCGGGCGACCACGAAATAAGGCTCGCCGAGCCTCAAAGGGAGATCAGGCAGAGAGCCTGGGTGGACTCCGACGATATAGAGCCAAGTGCGCTTCTCAGCACGATGACCCCACCACCACTGCGACACGGGAAGCGTCCAGCCGCCATGCTCATCAATGCCCTGACCGGGGAAAGGCAACGCCATATCGGTCCACAGCGCGGACGATTCCGGATGCTCTAGAACGCCGCCGCAGCGACGGACGACCTGAACGGCGAAGCGCGCCAGGTCAAGCTCGTGCGGCTTTACCTTCGCGAACTTGCGAAGCCGACCCCACCCACGGCACGGAGGATGCGCGACGACCGGCGCGCATCGATGCCAGGTGCGCGCGTCTCGGTCCTCGTCGTACACGTCCGCGCGCAACGTCTTGTAAATCGAATCGCGACGGGCGAACAGGACGCCGGGCAGCATCACGCCACCGCCGCAATAGGCTCATCCGCGATGACGTTCGTCACCGCGATAGTGCGACCACAGATAATGGCCGGGTCAGGCATGACCAGTGCGGCCGGGATATTGGCCGCCATGCAGCCGGCGAACAGCGCGCGCGCGTCCGCCTCGTTACGGCTCCACTCAATCCAGCCGGGGCCCTTGTCGGGCCAAACGGCAACGCGCCATGCAGCAGCGGGGGCAATCACTTCGGGCCCCCGACCGGCACGAGCAGCGGAGCGACCCGGAGCTTTTTGTCACCATCAATGGATATGGCGCGTGGGTCGAGGGTGTAGGTGCCGCGTGCGTACGGCGCTTGCTCTCGGCCGAGAAGGAATTCAAACTTATCGGGGAATTCCCCGACTTTGCCGTCGGGCTGGACGAGGTAGGCTCGACCTTCCTGCGCCCGAAGTTGGGCCGGCTGGCCTTTTTTGCTGGTGTAATTAATCGTCCGGATTGCGTCCGATTCGATGATTATCTTGATCATGTGTCGCTCCATGTACGGCAAAAGTGCCGTAGAGGAACTTACGACAGAAAGGACGTAAACCTGAAGTCACCCGAAAGGATGATTGACAAAGCCGCAACTGGCGGAGGCTGTTCGCATCGCTCATGCGGCGGGACGACCGCCGCAGCCCCTTCGCTACATGCTCACAGGACGCATCGTAAGCCTGCAACGGACGCTTGGCTTGCAAGGGGGTGGTCAGATATGCCCGAGACGCTGCAATCGGCCCAACTCAGGGGCGCGAATGTCGGACGGAAACCGCATGAGGAACTCCACCAAGGGATGTTTGGGCTTTGGGGTGACGCCCGTCTGCATCACTGGCGCGCGCTTCGCCCCCGCCAGTGACGCCAGCCGGGCCCACCAGGTGAGCTTCTGGCCACCCTGGGTGAAAAACAGTGGCGACAGTTGCGTGAAAGCAACCGCGTCCGGCGCGGGGACGAATACCTGCCGGGTATCGTAAGCCGCGTGCAGATCATCGCCCTTGAAGAAATCCCGGTCAACGACGTGCGTAATGCCAGGTCCGAGCTGCATACGGGTAGACGCAACGTGCAGCCGAGGCAACCGCCCTGCCCCTGACACGATCATGTCGAGCAGGCCGCCGACAATCGGAATCTTCAGCTTGTCGAGCCGGTAGCAGACGACCGTATATTCGCCAATGCCTTCCCGCACTTGCTTGTCGATCATCATGGCGGACTGGACGATCAGGAGAACGTCCCACCCATGCTTGCGGGCGTGAATCAACCAGTCCACCACGCCCTTACGTTCCCCATCAAGAGATTGACGAGAATTAAGCCAGCTCCCCAGCTCGTCAAGGATAAGCAGACCATTGCGATCCTCGTCATAGCTCTCAGGGTTTCCATGGCCGATCGCCTCAAGGTCGCGGACTGATGGTTTATCAGGAACGCGGGTGTACCGCGCTTTACGGGTGCCGGGATTCAGCTTGTCCAGGTAGAAATCCATGTTCGACGCGACGCGACGCCCTTCCTTAATCGCCATTTGAGCACGCCGCGTGCACCACTTCGACTTGCCCGTGCCGAGCTTGCCCGTAACCATGTAGACCGCCATGCGTCACGCCTTCACGAAGATGTCGAGGGCCTTTTTCTGCCAGGTGTAGAGCGTGCACCCGGCCCAAGTCGCCGCGATGATGCCAACGCACGTGCCGGCCATCGGCGGGAACGCCAAGCCGATAAACTGGCCGTAGGAGGTCGAGAACAGGGCCGAGACAAGCGGAGCGACCGCGAGATTCATCGCTACAACCATCGCCCCGTACAAGCCGCCGAGAGTCGTCGCAGCCGCTAACCCAATCGCAACTTTCTTGGAAAGATAACTCGCTAGGAAACTGGCGAGGCCCGAGAACAGCGAAACGAGTAAACCACCGAGTAAGGGCATTTCACGCCTCTCGCAGAGTGCGGCCGACCATGCCGACCGTGAGGAACAACGTCGTCGCCGCCCAGATCATGGCCATCAGGTCATGCATGACGTCTATGTACTCACACGGGTCTAGGACGACCGTCTCATAGATCATGTTGACCGACATAGGCGAGCAGGTAGTCGGGAGCGACAGAGAGAACGTCCAGCTCGTACTCTTGCCGGTCGCGCTCGTAACGGTCCCGAGGCCCGCCACCGCTTCGTCCTTTGCCGCATTGAGCGCGGTATCGGCTGCGCTGAAATCGCCCGACGTTGGCGTGCCCGTCTCGTCAATCTGACATTTCGGCATACCGGGTAGGCCACACTCAACATCCTCACCCGTACCACCGCCCCCGGACCCGCCGCCGGTGCCGGTGGAACCACCGGCACCGCCAACGGTTGAGGCGCCAGGTCCGATCGCAATGACGGTATCGCTCGTTGGGTCGGTAGTAACCGTGCCACCACTGCTCCCGCCAGTTACGGTCGGCGGAGGCGCAACGGCCTTAGGAGGGTCAAGCGCGGACGAGGTCCTGGGTGTAACCGTGACTGTTTCTCCGGTCTTAACACAAAGGTTCTTGCCGTTGAACGTGCCCGCGACGTAGCCGGTGCCGCACGTGCCGCCGTTCTCGCAGT